GACGTAATGGCTGATTGCACCAATGTCAATGTCAGGCGCGGTCGTCGAGATGTCGGCGACCAGTTCAGCGCTGGCACCATGACATTTACAATCCGCGACGTGGACGGTATTTTCAACCCGTTTGACGACAACAGCCCGTACTACGACACACCGCAATCTAAGCCAGGTCTTGCACCTATGCGTAAAGTGCAGCTCATCCGCTACGACATTGCTGGCGACCCTGAATATCTATTCTCGGGCTATGTAGTTAATTATGACTACAACTTTGCTTTAGGCGGCTTAGACACCGTGACGGTCTATTGCGCTGACCAGTTTTATTTGCTTGCACAGACGTACATGAACGAATTAAACGTTACGTCCGAGACATCTGGGGAGCGCATTGAAACTGTGCTTGATTTGCCAGAGGTTGATTTCCCTGCGCTACAAAGGGACATCGCGACAGGCACAGTCAACCTTGGTCACGACAGCAACTACACCGTTCCTGCCGGCACAAACGTGCTGCAATACATAACGCAGATTAATGAGACAGCCGAGTTTGGGCGTGTGTTTATGTCAAGAAACGGAACGCTTACATTTCAAGAACGCATCGGAACAACCCTTAGCCCGTCTGTAGCCGACTTTCATGACGATGGAACTCAAATTAACTACGACGGTCTCGGCATTTCGTTTGAAGCGAACGAGGTAATCAACAGGTCTGTGGTTACAGGGTTAGATGGCAAAACAGCAACCGCGACCAATGCAGGCTCAATTGCTGAATACTTCATTCAGACCAGCAGCATCCTTAACAGCCTGCTCCACGAGCAAACCGCCATAGACACCGCTGCCAGTTATCTGCTCAACCCAATACCAGAGCCACGGTTTACATCAGTAGAAACCAAGTTCCTAATGCTGACCGACGCGCAAAAAGACACGCTGGCTACGGTAGAAATTGGTGACACAATCAGCATTGAAAAGACGTTTTCAAGCGGTGCTGGCACAACCCAGTTGGCACAAGACCTAAGTGTGGAAGGCATTGAGCATTACCTGGACTATTCCACAGGCCACCGTGTGCTGTACTCGACCTCCCCGACCGTCATTGTTTATGAGCTGATTTTGGATAACGCCACGTATGGCACACTTGACCAGTTCAATGTTTTAGGATAGGAGACACTATGGCAATATCACCAAATAACGCGTTTGTAGCGGGACAGGTTTTGACCGCGCAGGAATGCAATAATTTTCCGTTTGGCGTTGTGGGTCTTGTTGAACGAACCACAGGCACTTTGACGATTACTACCACTATTGGTGATTTGACTGGTATGAGTGTTACTTTTACTGCTCTGGCAAATCGTGTTTACAAGTTTTCGGTGCTTGCGACAGGTCAAAAACTTACAGCACAAGGCTGGACGGGTTTATTTTTAACAAATGCCGGAAATACGGTTTATGCTGCCGCTTATGCAACAGCACCTGCAAATGGGTATCACAACCTTTCATTTTCCTCGTATCTTTCAGGTTTTACGCCTGGTTCAATAACGGTAAAACTTCGTTCCTCCTGTGAAAACAACACTTCAACAATTCTCGCTGGAACTTCGGACAAATTACAACTTATGGTGGAAGACATGGGGCCTATCTGATGATTTACCCGCACGAACAATTTGCCATCGAGCACATGGGTTGGGAACAAGGCACCAAAGAACCAACCGAAAAACAAATTATTGAAGCCATAGAAAAGCATCAAGCCAACAAAGAAATTGCGCGTGACAAAGTGCTTGTAAAACTTGGTTTAACCGCAGACGAAATAACCACACTCCTTTCGTAATGCGATGGCGTTACCTCATCGGCTACGTTGCACTTGTTGCGGTCGTATTGTGGGGTTGCGCGGGATGCGGTTATGACGGCTCATATCGCTACCCATGCCAAGACCCAGCCAACTGGCAGAAACCTGAATGCGAACCACCGATCTGCAATCCGTCTGGAACGTGCACTCGAGATTTGATTTATGAGACCACGCCTTAAACCCGAGGAGCTGCACGCTCGACTAATCGTTGTTGTAGGAATTATCCTTGCCAGCGTCTTTGCAATCACCGTGCTTGGGTTTGTTTATGCGCTTATGTTTGTGACCCAGCCGATCGGACATCAAAGCCCTAACGACTCCGCATTCATAGACCTGTTATCAACTCTGACCGTTTTTATGACCGGCACGTTGTCAGGCTTAGTGGCCTCAAACGGGCTAAAGTCAAAAACGAAAGAAGGAGCCAAAGATGTTGAAGCCTAAAGACAAAGCCTTACTCGCCTCATACGGTCGTTCAATGCTCGCCGCCGTAGTTGCGCTCGCGGTAACAGGCAACACCGACCCATCCGCGTTGTTAGCAGCTGCTATCGGCGCGGTCTGCCCAACAGCATTGCGCTACTTTAACCCTAAAGACATGAAGTTTGGTCGTGGCAGTAGCCAAGGCTAAGCCTGGCGTGCCAAACGCACGCGACTACATTGGCAACGCTGACGGTGCATCACCAGCGCCCCGTGCCGGCATGAACGAATGGATAAAGCAAGCAATCGCCGCATCTAATGGCGCGCTATGGAACAACGGGTCGTGGGGTCAACGTGACATGCGCGGCAAGCCAGGCTCATTGTCGGTTCACGCAACTGGCAGAGCAGTTGACATGTCATATCGCAAAAGCGAAAAGAACCCAAAAGCAGGACGCAAAGAAGCCTTGGTCTTTATTGACAAACTTGTTGCCAACGCAAACGATCTCGGTTTGCAATGCATTTTGGATTACTTCCCAGAACCACAAGGTCGAGCATGGCGTTGCGATCGGTACGCATGGCAAAAATATGACAAGCCAACAATTCATGGCGCGCCAGGTGGCGACTGGTTCCACATTGAGATAACGCCACAGGCCGCCGACTCGGTAATCTTTGTAAAAGCCGCATTCCTAAAGGTGTTCGGGGAAATCCCACCCAAGGCTTGATCTATGTTCTAGGGTCGGAGTACCGACAAAAGGACAGGCAATGACTGACATCCAGATATTCGACTACAGCGTCTATACGGGAGTGATGGACAACGGTCAAGAAATCTTGGTGCAAATCTTCACCAACCCCGACTCGGGAAAGTTCCTCATGGGACAAATCGCATTCAGAATGGCATCCTCATCATGGGGCATGCCCATACCTTTGGAGAAACGATGAACTATTTTGCAGAAAAAATCATTGGGTTAGTGCTTTGTACGGTCTTTGGTCTTACGGCGCTCACAGGGGCTCCTAGCGCGTCTGGTAGCCAACCTGACACCATTGCCCTAGCGCCAATAAGCGTCCAGCCATACCTGATTGAGCCGAGCACGACCACCAGCTCCACGATCTACATTGACCCCTACACGACCGCCTGTGAGCAGTTCAGCGCGCTAGCCGTCAACCTTGGCTGGCCTGCAGATCAACGCACCGTGCTGGAGTCAATCATGAAGCGCGAAAGCAACTGCACACCTAACGCAATTAATCGCAAAGACCCATTTGGCGGCTCACGTGGCCTACTCCAGATCAACGGTTCCTGGCACAAATGGCTAATCGGCAAAGGCATTATCACAGACAAACAAAATCTGTTACAGGCTGACACTAACTTGCGCGCAGGTTTAGAAATATACAACTACGGAGTCGAGCGCTACGGGTTCGGCTGGGGGCCATGGTCAGTCAAATGAGCGAAGGTGTTGCATGGAATCAAGGCGAACTATCAGAAGAAACCCGACGAATGGTAATGGAGCAAATGATGACAACTAAACACGACATGGCAATCTTTGATCTGATTGACGAAATTGCAAACGTGAGCACTAACCCGCACGCAAGCATTATTCAGCGTCTTAAAGGCATGAAGAACTCGTTGTCGTTAGAAGACCCGATGCCATTACACGATGTGACTACACTTGATTTAGCAATCAAAGCATTACAAGCACATTCCTAACCGACAAGGAGATTCCGACAATGAAAACCTGCACGATCTGCAAAGAACAAATTGCCTACCCAGAGATAACAGGAAAAACACACTTCGTTTGTGATGGCCGTGTGCCGGCACGAAAGAACGCACCGTTTATTGAGGGCATGTTGGCGTCACAGTCGTCTGCTGATGCGCGTTGGACAAAGATTGAACAAAACCAAGTTGATGCTGCGATCTTGCACGTTGCGCGCACCAAAGGGTTTTTCACATCTGACGACATTTGGAAGCACCTGGGCGATCAGTTCCCTGTTACCAAGGGCATTGCTGGACGGCTCAACGCTGCCGCTCGACGTGGGATTATCCGCAACACAGGCGAATTGGCTTACGCACAGCGCGGTGGCGCGCATGACCATGCACAACGTCTAAGCGTCTGGGCAGGCATCTGATGGGTTTTGACCTAAGCAACTATGAAACAGTCGAGCAACGCCTCGTCCGATGGTGGGCTGCCTACCCGAACGGGCGCGTCTATACGTGCATGATGAACTACACAGGTGACGCTTGCGTGTTCTATGCAGAGCTGTACGCCGACAAAGACGACAAGGTGCCAGTCGCTACGGGCTATGCAGAAGAAGTCAAAAGCGACCGCGGTGTCAACGCAACCTCATTTGTCGAGAACTGTGAGACAAGTGCCATTGGTCGCGCAATAGCAAACTGCCCGCTGCAAGCACCTACAAGTGGCCCAAGACCGTCACGCAATGAGATGCAAAAGGTTGAGCGCCTAACTACATCACCACAACCGCAAGAGCACATACCCCGCGGTGCTTTTGCCACACCTAAGCAAATTGGCTATATTAAGAAACTTGCCAAGGACGCAGGGCTTGATGATTTGCGTCTGTTAGAGATGATTCACCGTGAACTTAACGATGACAGCGCCGTTTTAGAGCTGCTTAAATCCCATGAAGCAAGCAAGATCATTGAAGCATTGAAGTGAAACTTGACCCAAAGATCAGCGAAGTTGACTTCAAGGACATGGTGATCAGCGTTGCCAAACGGTACGGCTGGCTAGTGCATCACGATCTGCCGGCACAGAACAGTCGAGGACGCTGGATGACAAACGTACAAGGCGATGCAGGATTCCCTGATCTGTTCATGGTGCATCCATTCCAAGGCGGTCGGCCGTTGGTCATTGAGTTAAAAGCAGAGAAGGGCAAACTAACTCCTGGGCAAAAGATTTGGCTAAACGCTTGTGAGATGGCTGGGTGTCATGCAGCGGTATGGAAGCCCAGCGACATGGAGTACATTCTCTACACCCTTAGCAATCCGAGAGCATAGGAGCAATATGAACAATCAAAACATTGAGTCAATGGTTCACAAGATTCGAGCCATATTCCCATCACAGCAAATCTCATTCAACGTGGTCATTGAGGTTTGGCAACAAGATCAGTTCCTGCAATCAGTAACGCCAGATGAAGTAAGAAAAGCCATGCCATTGGTTGAAGAGTTTGGCAAGTTCCCATCGTTGCCTCAAATGCGCGACATGATTAGGAAAGCCAATCACAAAGACATTGAAGAAAAGAAATGCAATGACTGTGACGGTAATCGTTGGTTGACCGGCATTGACCTGATGTTGGTTGACGCTACCGCGCACTCATCATTGCAGTACAGGCAGGTGCAAGGCGTTTATACTCAAACGTTTAGCAATCATGAATACACGTATGCGAAGCGCTGCAAGTGTTCACCAATGTAACTAAATAACAATTGGCTAGTAGCAGGTGTGTGCCTCGGTCGCATGAGGTGGGCAGTAAACAGGGGAACCTGGGTAGATCGGTGCGCCCTAAATCATGCAAGACGAAATGAGTTAGGCAAAGCATCGAGGCGAGCTGTAAACATAATCAGCTGATGAGTGCAAAGGGTACGGGTTAGGGCAACCCCGTGGGTGGAGCATTCATCCCTGTATGTCTAATCAGTTCGCATAACATACAAACAAACATCCCCCCCCCGACAGGACACAGCAATGACACGCAAACTCACCGAGCACGACACCACGATCTACAAGCAAGCACGAACAGAATTACTGCGCGACTCACCCATCTGCCATTGGTGCAAGAAGAACGCAGCAACAGAACTTGATCACCTTGTCGAGTCAGACAAAGGCGGAACTATAGAGGATGGATACGTTGCAGCATGTAAGCCATGCAACTCTGCGCGCGGAGCAACATACCGAAACAAAAAACTAGCCAACGCAAAACAAAATCGGGAAAAAGCAATAAACGATTTTTTATACAGCAATCAGATGCCCCCGAGCCCCATCCATCATTTTGTCGCCACCAGCCCGAACCAGCCCGAACCAGCGCCAACTGGCCATGACCAGCCGCGCCTACAAACGATCATCCCTGACCATGCCGGCTCACTAGCTGGACTTGTGGGGGACATGGCAAAACAGGTACTCCAGATAGACATGATGCCCTGGCAAATGCACGTACTTGAGGGAATCTTGGCCGTAGATGCCGATCAAAAGTTTGTGCACCGCTCGAGCCTTGTGTCGGTTGCGCGTCAGAACGGTAAGACCACAATTATCCAAGCGCTAATTCTGTTTTGGCTTGTTGAAATGCCAAAGATACGTGGCGGTAAACAGACCGTGGTATCGGGCGCGCACAGACTCGATCTTGCGTGTTTGTTGTTTGATGATTTGGCACCAATCCTTGAGGAGTATTACGGCGCCAAGATTGTCAAGTCGTACGGTCGTTATCAGGCCACCATGCCAGACGGCAGCAAGTGGTGGGTCAAAGCATTAAAGCCAAACCAAGGTCACGGTATGAGCATTGACTTAGTAATCGTGGACGAGTTGTTTGACGTCAACCCTGACTCGGTTGAAGGCGGTTTGCTACCGGCACAGCGCGCTAGAAAAAACCCGTTGGCTTGCTTCTTTTCTACTGCTGGCACGGAAGAATCTGTGTTGTTTCAGCGTTGGCGTGAAGCAGGCATTCGAGCCATTGACAAAGGCGAACCGTCCACGATGTACATGGCGGAATGGTCACCTGACCCAAGCCTTGACCCGTTGCATCCTGCGTCATGGGCGTGGGGTAATCCTGCGCTTGGTCACACGTTGGACATGGACACAATTAGGCAAGAATCTACCAACCCTGATCGTGCAAGTTTCTTAAGAGCCAGTCTTAACCTTTGGGTAAGTGTTGTGCGCGGTTGGATTGAGCCAGGGCGCTGGCCGTCATTGGAATACACAGGGGACATTCCCAGCGGTGGGGTCGTGGCGATTGAGTCTTCGCTGGATGACTCCCGATACAGCGCAACCAGATGCGTCAACCTGTCAGACGGTCGGGTGCTTGTCACCGTCGCATTCATCGCCGAGTCAATTACAGAGCTGTGGGAAAACGTGCAGGAACTTGCCAAAGACCCCACCATCAGGTTCGCCTTATCGCCGACCGTGGACGCAACCTGCCCACCAAACATTGAGCGCCGCCGAGTCGTGGTTGGCTACGCAGAACTTGGACGGTTTACACCGCTTGCCAAAAACATGATCGCCGAAGCGCGACTGCTGCACACGGGAGAAAAACTGCTTGCCGAACATGTCCAGCGTGCTGTTGCTGTTCGCACCGATAACACGATTGTGCTCTCGAGCAAGCGATCACCTGGCCCGATTGAATTGGCGCGCACAATGGTCTGGGGAATTGGCATGTGTGCCCGTCCAGTCAACTCGGGTAAACCCATGCTTGTCGCAGTAAATAACTAAGATGATCGCGGCGACCGCGCACCTTGCCTTTTGTCGGAATCGGATAAGTCATGCGCGGTTGCCACTTATATGACAAAGTAGGAACATGGCGATTTTTAACAAAACCAAAAAAGCAGCAATAAGCCCAGCGCCAAGCAAGGCTGCAGCTGCAGGCGGTTTTGCTCCTGGCTATTCATCGTCCAATGTTGGCGTGAACATGATCGGCCAGTTCTACACCTATCGCGAAGGCGAAGCACGCAACCAAGCAATCAGCGTCCCAACGATCAACCGTGCGCGCGACCTCATGGCCTCAGTCATTGGCTCAATGCCGTTAAAAATGTACAACGAAATGTGGAACGGCGATGACATGGAAAAGGTTTACATTGCGCCACGTTCTTGGATACGCCGACCAGACCCAACAGTCTCGTTCCAATTTCTTATGTCGTGGACTCTTGATGACCTCATGATGTTTGGTCGTGCGTTCTGGTACATCACCTCACGCACCGCTGACGGCTACCCTGCCACGTTTACTCGACTGCCAGCAGGATCAATTACAACAACCGACATGGCTGGCCCTGTGTGGTTTGCACCATCGTCACAGGTATATTTTCAAGGCGGAGAAATTGACCCTGCAAATCTTGTGCAATTCTTGTCTCCAGCACAAGGTCTGATCTACTCAGCACCAGGCGCAATTGAAACCGCACTTAAGTTAGAAGCTGCGCGCAATCGCAACGCATCGTCAAGCATTCCTGCCGGCGTACTTAAGCAAACTGGCGGAGAGCCACTTAGCGCGCAAGAACTTGCTGATCTGGCATCGGCGTTTAATGCCGCTCGAGCAACCAACCAGACTGCAGCGCTTAACGAGTATTTGACATACACGGAAACAAACAGCACACCTGACAAGATGCTATTGATTGAGGCGTCGCAATATCAGGCGCTTGAAATGTCGCGTCTTGCAAACGTGCCACCGTATTTGGTGGGCGTTGCTACTGGCGCTTACTCATACCAGTCATCACAACAAGCGCGCGCCGACCTGTACTTGTTTGGCGTCAAGTTGTATGCCGACGCAATTGCTGGCGCTTTGTCGATGGACAATGTGTTACCGCGAGGAACATATGTTGAGTTTGATGCCGATGAATACCTAGAAGAAAACTTTATGGCCGATCGCATGGATAATGAAGAAGTAGTTGTAAGAGAAAACACTCAAGAGGAGTTAGCACGATGATTAAGTTAATTGCAGGAGATTTCACGCTTGACGCTGCCAAAGGCGACGCGCCACGACGCACGATTAGCGGAACCGCTGTTCCCTACAACGTGCCGGCAACGGTTTCGGATGGCACAGCTGTGATCTTCCGTCCAGGCTCATTGCCAGTTGAGGGCAAAGCACCGCGTCTGTTTATGTACCACGACGCATCCATGCCAGTTGGTGTTGTGACCGAGCGCGTAGATACCGAGCAGGGCATGATGTTTAGCGCCAAGATCAGCGCCACCGCTCTCGGCAATGACGCCCTTGTTATGGCTATGGACGGCACTATTGACCAAGTTTCGGTAGGGGTAAATCCAGTCAAGTTTTCTTACGACGAATCAGGAACAATGATTATTGAAGAAGCTAGTTGGCAGGAGCTGAGTTTGGTTCCTATCGGCGCGTTCGGCGATATGGCCAACATCGCCACCGTCGCAGCGAGTATCCACCAAGAGCCAGAAGAAGTAGTGTTAAATGAAGAAGTAGTCCCAGAACAGGAGATAGAACCCATGTCAGAAGTAACCGCACCAGCAGTTGAGGCAACAATCCCAACCGCCCCAATTTTTGCACAAGCTAAAAAAGAATTCGTTTTGCCAAGCGCAGGCGAATACATGGCCGCTTACCACATCGGTGGCGACACGTTTAAGAACATAAACGCTGCAGTCGCTGAATACACAGCATCAAAGCGCACCGCATTGCAGGCAGCTGCAGGCGACGTGCTCACAACTGACACACCTGGTCTGTTGCCAGTTCCAGTACTTGGGCCATTGGTTCAAGACCTAAACTTCTTGCGTCCAGTAGTCGATGCTGTAGGCGCTCGCGCTTACCCAGACAACGGACAGTCGAAGACCTTTATCCGTCCAACAATTACCACGCACACGAGCGTTGCATCACAATCAGAACTCGGTTCAGCATCAGCAACAACTATGGTGATTGCATCCAACTCAATCAGCAAGACCACACTTGCTGGTCAAGTAACGCTGTCAGTTCAGGACATTGACTTCACTTCACCTGCAGCAATGCAATTGATCTTGAATGACCTCATGGGCGAATACATGATTGCTTCTGACAACTTGGCTGCAGACA